CATCGGGAACCCCTCCCGCATATCACTCCTTAGCTTCTGGGCGTCTTCGTTGCTAAGAAACTTTCCCTCGACGCTGACCTTGTCGCTGATGTCCTGTTTCGTCGAAAAGCCTATTCTTTTGTCCCTGAAGTGCTCTTCGAGGATGCCCGTTTTCTTCTTTGCAAAGCTCATCCCCTGCAGGTCGAATGCGACGTTGCCCCACCACCAGTGGTTCTTTATGATTTCGCCCGAATATGCCGTAATGGCGAAGCTGTTGTCATCCGGTTCCGAATCCTTTTCAAACTGAACATCGCACATCTGGCTGAATATACACGCCTTAAGCGGCGCCTTTTTGTCCGTTTTCTTTGTCTTCATTTGTTTTTTCCTTAACTGTAACTCCGGCCTTTTCTATGTGTTTCTCTTCCTCACCCAACTGCTCGATGACATCCTTGGCATCCAGTCCCCGTCTCCTGCATATCAGCGTTCTTGTGTTGGTTTTGTTCTTCAGGTCCTGCTCATCTGCTTTGGACTCTTTGAAGGGATCGACGTAGGGCCATCTTTTGCAGAACACTTCGTGCCGGAAGATATTTCCTCTTTTGTTGAATTCCTTTTTTTTAGCCGCCCACCATCGGTACGAGCGTGATGAAAAAGCCTTCAGTTCTTCCTGTTCGATTTCCCAATTGTCCCTCGCCTCGTTATAGGCGAACCGGGCGTTCATAAACGTCGCCCCGGAAAAGTCCAGCGTAATCAGCATAAGGGGCATACACAGCGGCCGCCCTATGAAGGATAGGCCGCGTTTCAGGAACGGGTCGAACTGCTCGCCCGGCCTGGTCTGGCCGATACCCCTGGCCTCCTCGCCCTCTTCGCCGTACATGATTATCCCGGGAGCTATTTTTTCTAATCTCTGTCCGTGCTCATCCTGCCCCGTACTGCTGCTGCCGTCGGTATAGGCCGCCGGCGTCTGCGCCTCCTTGCGGGAAACGAACACCGAAAAGCACGCGTTGACCTTCGCCGCCACTAATTCGGCGTCGTAATATTCGCTGATGTAATCGATATACTTGATGGCCGACGCTAAGGCGGGCTCTCCCCGTGAATGGCTGAACCTTTCCGGGCTGAAATAGTGATGTACGTTTTCGGCCTTATATTTTTTGAAGCTACCCGGCTCGATATACCCCCACCTCTGGTGGGCTTTTCCTATATAGTAGCCGATGACTCTTTTGGTCTGCTTCGAATAGGCGACGCCGTTTATTACATCGTAATGTTTAGGTGCGTCTTTGCCGTAGGGTGTCCCTATCTGCTCGCCTTCGACCGCCTGCAGTCCGTCGTCGGTATATATCACCGCAGCGTCCCCGTCTCTTCGGCTGGTATAGTAAAGCAGCCGAAGGAGCTGGTTGAAATTGAGCCTGCCGGTAACGTCGCAGGTCCTGTCTAACATGTCCTCTTTCCACGCCGCCTCTAACTCGGCATTTAGTCCCGTATCGCCCGTCCTTGCCTGTATGGTAACGCCCGTCCCCACCACGCCGTTTCGCTCTGTTTTCAACAGGCCCTTTACCAGCGGGTTGTTTCTCATAATGTCGCGGCTTGTCTCGCGAAGGTCGTCGAGCGTATGCCTGTCGAGAAGGCTGTCGCCCGTACCGCCGGTGATGTCCCTTTTCTTTCGCGTCCGGTGCTTATCGATCGCCTCATAAGCCTGCCGGAAGGCAATTCTCCGGTACGCCGACTTCGGCAAAAAGACACCCACTAACCTGTCCATCCGCCGCGACGCCTTCGTCAGAAACTGAAACTCGGATTTTTCTTTTACTTCGCGCATACTAGAATTCAGCCACCGTCCTTCCGCCGCTGCTGTCCTTGTCGATTCTCCGCAGGAGTGACTTCTCCCGCTCGTAAAGTTTACCAATATCGGCGTAGGTAAGGCTCCTGCCGTCGGCGCTGGTTATGCTCTGCGCGCCGCTTTCGAGGGCCTCGATTGCTGTCTGGACGCTTTCAAGTTGTTTCGCTAATGTTCTTACTGCCATACAATATAAAGTACAGCTTATTGAAATTTGACTAAATATAGTAGTTACCAGTATTTGGTAACAACCTAAAAATTTATTCAGAAACCCTTGGTTTGGGCCTGAAAACAGGGTTTATTTTTACCCTTTTTCCTCGATAGACTTGAAATTATGGTTGCACTCTGCGCATTTGTGGTAACGAATCCGCCCCTGTGTGGAATAAACCGGCACTTTTTCGCTCTTGCATTTCGGGCATTTGATTTTGTGCCATACAACAACTTCGTCTTTTTCCGGCTTTTTCTTTGCCGGTTTACCCATCCCCAGGTCCGGCAGGTTATCTAAAAATCCATTTTTCATAACCTTAGTTCCGGCATCCTGTCCAGAAAACTCATCTCTTTCGTTTGTTTAGGCGGCGGCCGTTTTACAATCGGCCTATCCGGGTCCCTCAACATGGTCGCACCTGCAATGTACCCGGCGAAGTAGGCGTACACGAGGCAGTCCCAGAGGTGGTTGGCTGCCGCCTGCCCGCTTCTTGTCTTTGGCTTCCAGCGAAATTTCCCTTTTCTCGGCCCCTTTCGTACCTTGGCCGGTTCCTCGCTGGTCAGATGATTTAACAGTTCCCTGCTCGGCTCCCTGTGCAGATGAAAGTACCCCGGCCCGGGCTGAACTGATTCGAACATAATCCGCCAGAGCGTATCTTTCAGGGTGTCCACGTTAAGCGGGTATCGGGTCAGCTTGTCGTCCTCTTTTTTTGCGTTATACACCTGCGACAAAATGGTCGGCGAACCGTGGACGGGGATGATATTCAGTTGCGGGTATTTTCGGCAGAAGTTCTTTGCCACCTCCGGGCGGTATCCGCAGTCTATTGCATTTTTGCAGACAAATACGGGGCTGTCGTCTTTTCTTTTCCATCCCCGCGAGAGGTGGTCGGCCACAATATCGAGGTTCGACAATATTGTAGTGTCCCCTGTCTGTATTCTTTCGGTATTGATTGTAAACAGTTCCGACAGGTATCCCCATCCCAAGGTAAACAGCCACACGTGGTCGATTTGCATATCCAGGCCGTTGGTAATTATCTGCACGGCCCCCGGTATCTCTTCGGCCTCGTAATCCGATACATGCGTCACAAGCCTGGTTATATCTGTCGTTTTCTCACGCTCTTCCCACGGCTCACCTAATTGTGAATTGATAAAATCCTGCAGAAGGCTTATATCTCCCGCCTTTTTTGCTACGTGCGCCGCCGCCCATTCGGCGGCTAATTCGTCGAGGTTGACAAACAGGGGATACAGCATGAGGGCGTTAATTTGATAGCTGTAATGATTGGTCGATTTTACTTTGCCGATAATTGCCCCGCTTTTATCTATAGCGCATCCCTCCGGCGCCCATTTTCCCGCTGATACCGCCTCCCACCTGTCCTCAGTGCTCCATTTTTTTTCGCACAACGGGCACACGTACCATGCATGGCCGCCTTCTTTATATTCGTCTTCGGTCAGCAGCTCTTCATCGGCGTCCATATCAAGGTGCACGTTATAATTGCCTTCGGTTTTCCATTCGATTATATGATATTGACCGCAGTGCGGGCATTTGACCCACCATCTTCGCCTGTCGCCGCGGTTATATTCTCGGTCGACAAGGTCCCCCGTCAGTACCGGCGTCGACAGTACCAGAAGTTTCGATATGGTGCGAAACGTCCTCTGTCTTTTTTTGGCAAGGCTCACAGGGTCGGCCTCTTTACCGGACGCCTGCGGGTATTTACCGACCTCGTCGAGTATGACGTTGCACACCGAGTTATCGGCCAGGGCGGCCGGGCTGCCCGCCCAGCCGATATAAAGGTTCATATTATCCAGGACCGTTTCCTTACCGATATTAAGATTATCTACCCTTCCTCCGGGCAGGTGTTTGGCTAATGACGGTGACGAGCGAAACATCGCCTTGATGCGCGTATTCATTCTGCGATTAGTGTCGGTCTCGGTCGGCATAACGATAAGCGTCGGCTGCGGGTCGTCTTCTACGGTAGAACCTACAAATATATTTGTTATTTCAGAACCTGATGCCTGTGTGCATTTTCTTATTGTTACCTGGATTTTTCCTATCTTTGAAAGTTTCTCCAGCGGTTCCCTTGCAAAGGGCGAGTAGTCGAACGACCACGGCCCCGCTAAATATGCGTCACGGGGCAGGATATATCTTTGTTCGGCCCATTCCGCTCTTGTCCTTTTTTCCCTCGGCGTCAGCAGCTCCCGCTCTTCCGGCTGCAATGCCAGCGGTCTTGGAAGGTTTAGAGCGGTTCTTTCACCCGAATCCTGCGTTACGCAGCCGCCGCCCGATACTCGACGTACCCCGGTACGCCTGCGCCCTGTCGGAACTGCAAGCCTTGTCTTCGTGCGAAATCCCTCGCTCAAATTGGTTTTGTCTGGTCTCAGTGACATCGCAGCTTTTTTACCGTACTCTTCTAAATCTTTTTTATATTTTTGAGTCCGCCGTTTCGACTCCCTGGTTTCACCGAAACAATCCCAAACATCCCTGGTTGGTGGTGGCGGTGGCGGTTTTGTAATATTAAAACTCATTTTTTGCCTTTCTTCGTGTCCTTTTTTTTCTCTGCGCCTTTGCGCCTCTGCGGGATACAATCTGTTTTAATTTTTGTTTTCTTCCGTTTTTTCTTTACCGGCTTTCGAAGCTGGTTGATTAGCTTAATAAGCTGCTGCCTCTCTAATAGCAGCTTCGCCATATCGACCATGAGGTTGTGTATATGTTTGGTGTCGTTGCCGTGCATGGCATGGCATGTCTTCTTGATTTTTTCCAGCGTCTCTTCCGTTACAATATGCACCTTAATAAACGGTATCTTCATAATCTTCATACTCCTTTATTCGATTCGGCTGCTCATGGTCACGTGCCAGTTGCCGCATTGCGGGCACTTTGCCGCCTTTTCGCCCGCATCCCATAACTTTCCGCAGTGCTCGCATGTGTGCATGAAAAGCAGTACATCCGCCCTTTTCTTCTTTAGTTCCATCGCTCTTTTATAGACCGCCGGGTAGTCGCGTTGGACTTCCGGCATATTGAGTACCCTGTCAACCACCTCCGGCGGCGGCTCGTCTCCCGTCTGCGTCAGCCCCCACATATCCAGCTCGCTAATCGGTTCCGTTTCCATTTTCTTCGTCTCCTTAAAAAATCCCGCCCGCCAGGCGCCACCCTCGGCGGGCGGGCTTTAGCTTTCAATGAGCATTGTCGATATTAAATTTTTGAACCGCGGGGCTAAGTAAATCCCGACCAGTATTGCAGGGGCCTGCGGGACAGCCCCCGGAACGGCTGCAAACCGTATCTGGTAAAAAACGCCGTAAGTATAAAGATTGCGATATACCAATCCCTGCCGAGTGCGGCTCTTACCAGGAGCTCTTTAATCGCCAGAATTATAAGCCCGTCCACCGTTATTTTTTTAACCTTCTTTTCCATTTTTTATTTCAACCGTGAATATCCCCAACTGCCCTTTCACCTCGAACGGCCTCTCTATCGCCCGGATGTCCTCTAACACCCACGCCCATGCCCCGTCGTACCAGCCGCACCGGGCCGCCCGTTCGTCGTCGACTGTCAAAAGAGCTAACGATGCTTTTTATCGGGATTCCGGTTCCTCCGATTTAAGCCCGTCTAATAATTCTGTAAATTTCTCCACCGCTTCATCCGGCAGCCGGAGCTGTTCCGGCGTATTGCACATCTCACGGCGTATCTCCGCGAAGCCCGCCGCTATAATCTCCTTTGATTTTTCGAACGGCTGGTTCAGGCACAGGCGGGCCAGTTCTTCGGTCTTTCTCTGGTGCGCCGCTAACATCGTTTGGTGACGGGCCAGAAGTCCGGCCATGACGGCGTCGCGTTCCAGGAGCTGTCCCCTTTGTTTTCGAAGGTCAAGCTCCAGTTTCTGTGCGCGTTTTGTTCGCAGCGGGTCTATATTCGTCCCGCCCGCTCCCCTGGCCGCCTTTGCGACTGCATAATCGCTGAGCCACTCGATAAACACCTTCAGGTCGATTGTGCCGTCCGAGTTTTTGGCGAGTCCCTGCTTGTTTACCCAGTTGGACAGGTTCATCCTGCTGACGCCAAGTTCGCTCTCGAACTGCGTCGTGCTGACGTGGTGAAAGTCGATACATGTGCGGCTCGATAATTCGTTTCGCAGGATTTTTATAAAGTTATTAATGGCCGATACCTTGCCCTCTTTCGCCTGCGTTTTTAATATTCCCCTTATCTCCCGCAGGCATTCGAGTCTCTTCTGCCGCCATAGGTCCGCCGCCTCGGTATCTTCTGCTAATAGCCTCTCTAATTCGCCGCCAGCCAAGCCCAGGGCGTCTTCCGCCTCGGCTATAGTCGCCCCGCTTTCGGCCTGCTGCCCGATATTGAACAGCAGTCGTCCCCTCTCCCACGCCTTTTTTAGCCTGGGATGTCTTTTAAGGCTCGTCGCCAGGGGGATTCGGCTTCGAATTTTGGCGTCTGCCGCGGGAAAGTCCATTCCCTCGGCGGCCATTTTCTTCAATACCGCCGCCGAGACCGGCAACTGCCGCTTCGTCTTTCGTTTTTTAAGTTTTTTCTTCGTTTTTTTCACGCTTTTACAACAATTACAGTAGAAATTACGGTAGCTATTGCCATTGCCGATATTATCAGTGCTTTGAGAGGGTCGGCGTTTTTGATAGAAAAACACGCTGTTATAGATAACGCTGCGATAGTCCAGATTCCCGCAATTTCCAGTCCCTTTACTAACTTAATCATTTTTACCCTCCTTTCTGTTTCAAAAAATCTTTGTCCTCTGTGACCAAAAAAACTATGTAAAAAGCGACGTCCTGCCCCCCTGTCTGCGACCGTTTGGGACCGGCGGTCTTTTTCGGTTATCAACGCCGAGGTAATTGAAGTCTTTCAGGTGCGCCGCTAGTTCCGATTTTATATAGTGGTCCGTCCGGCATTTCCGGCACGTCGCAATGGCCTTTTTACCGAACTGCCGCCAGTCGATTCCGCTCTGCTGGTAGTTAAGCTTGCCGATTTTATACAGGTCGACGAATTTGTGCGTCTTCTCGATAATCTCTATTGTGGCCTCTGCGTTAATTACCGGCTCTAAGGACACCCACGTATTTATGCCGCGGCCCTTTGCCGTTTGCAGGGCCCGGATTCTATCTTCCGGCGGGGCGGCGTTAGGTTCGTACCTTACTGCGATTTCCCAGTCTAAGAAGGTCAGTGTTGTCGCATAGAGGTCGTTTGGCCCATAGAGGTCGAAGTCCCGTGCGGCTAATGTCCCGCCCTTGCTGAGGACCGTAAACGGTATATCGAACTCTCGGAAGAGTTCTATCGCCTGCCTGGTAAGCTTGTACGCGGCTTCCAGGGGGCAGTACGGGTCGCCTGAGAAGCACAGCAAAACCCTTTCGTCGGTACCCGCGTATTTTGGGGCGTCCTTGCGGAGTCTCGCGATTACATCTTTTCGCGGCTGAGCCGGCGTATCGTAAAAGTCGCGGTCCCGCCAGTTAGGCATCAGGGGCACGTAGCAGTAGGTGCATTTGTGGTCGCAGCCGTCTTACAGGTTGGCGGCCAGGTGCGCGTATCCCGCCGCCTTGCCTTTGGGTCTGTAGATTATAGGCATCTTTTCTCCTTTTCATTTCAGCGGTTCTTTCGACCGGCTGCTGCGTTACGCCTCGACCAGCCAATCCTCACAGTACAACTGTTCGGGCAAGCCTTGCATCCAGCCGAAACTCCGCGCTGAAATATTTTTATTGCACCTGTACATTTTGCTGCCGTATTCTTTTAACGGCTCTCTCAAAATCCTGTCCTGTTCAGGGCTCAAGCAATCTTCACCGGCACAGAAACGCTGTAGTAATTCTTTAGGCACACCCGTATTTCGTTCCACAGATATAAGCTGCCCTTGATTCATGTAGAATTGCAGCATTAACCGCAGTCCGTCGTGTTGTTTAGTCTGCTCAGCTTTTTTCTTCGTCATCTTCTTTCTCCCAGTCTTTCAAAATCCTTACAACCTCGCGAAGCGCCGCCTTGTCGCCCCGCTGCAGTTTAACCTTATCGCCCTTTTGCCGGGTAAGCCTGCGGCAGATTTCCAGCAGTTTCAGCGGCATCCGGGTTATTGCCTGTCCCTGGCTGTGGGCGAGCCAGCCTGAGAGTTCCGCCGCCTGTTCGGGCGTCAATAGTATGGGTATCGGCTCGGCTTGTTCTGTCGGGTGGTTGATTACGATAAAAACGCCTTCCAGTCCCCCGTAGTCGACCGCCCTGAGTATCCTTCCCCGCTTAATTTCGATGGCCGAGTACCCGACTCTGCCCCTGACGTCCGGCCTGTAGTTTGTCTTATCCTTCGGCATTACTTAACCTCCATTCCGCGGGTTTGTTCGTGGCCCGGTAAATGCCACGCCCGTACAGCCGTTTATGTGATGCCCATATTTTTTCAAAAACTCAATCGCTTCTTTCATTTTTTGTCTCCAATACAATTTTAGGTTTGCCGTCTCTGGGGGCCTTCATTACCTTGCCGTCACCTCGTTTTCCTGCCC